TGGAAATGCGCTGGCAAAAAATCACGGCGTTCATAAGGAGAAAAGCAATGCCAATGGGTAAAGGAACTTATGGGTCAAAGGTTGGCCGTCAGAAGAAAAAAAAGCAAATGAAAGCTGCGGCTAAAAAGAAAATGGGTGGCCGTATGGGTGGCCGTAGCCTGCGCCGGGTTTAAAACATGGCACCGCGCAAAAAATCGTCTGGACCCAAGCCGTCGAATCCCAAGCTGTATGCAACGGTGAAGGCAGCGGCAAAACGCAAGTTCGATGTCTATCCGTCCGCATATGCAAACGCTTGGTTAGTGCGCGAGTACAAAAAGCGCGGCGGTAAATATAGGGGCAAGAAACCGGCATGAGCCTGACAAAGTGGTTCAAAGAGGACTGGGTTGACATCAGCGCACCAAAGAAGGGTGGCGGCTATAAAAAGTGTGGCCGCACCTCATCAGAGCGTGGTAAGCGTGGCTATCCCAAGTGCGTGCCAGCAGCAAAGGCGGGGCGTATGAGCAAGTCGCAGATCAGTTCAGCGGTGTCTCGCAAGCGGTCAAAAAAACAGGGCGTGGGTGGCAAGCCGACCAATGTGGCGACCTTTGCAAAGAAGCGGCAGGCGAGGGCATAAATCTGTCCCAGTTTGTCCCAGGTTTCTGGCTCCCACGGCGTGCCATCGACAACCAAAATACCCCATAAACGCTTAGTTTTTACCCCCAGAAACCGCCAAATATCGCCCTTTCACGGCGGCAACAGGGGTTCGAATCCCCTACGGGATGCCAGCCTATAACCTAAGCATAGCCTCAAAAACAAGCCCTCAGCCTCAACTGGCTGGGGGCTGTTTTTTTGTTTTGTCCCAGTTTTGTCCCAGTTTTTGCTTTTAACACATGACATTTTATGTAAAGATACATTACATCATAAAGCAATCGGGAGCTTGCAATGAGAGATTTATCTGTAAAATTCTGGGACAAACGTGGTCATTGGGTTATCAACGCAAATCGTGTTGGCTTGGATACAAAGCATGGCAATTTTGCTAGCAAGGCTGAAGCCCTTGCGGAGGCAGAACGACTAAAGGCGCAGTTTGTTCTTGGCCACGATGTTGAGGCAAAAGAAAAGCCAAAGCTGTTTTCTGTAAAAGAAGCTATTGAGCAATACGAAAGTAAACAGGCTTTGTTGCAAACCAAGTCGTATCACGATGCACAAAAATTCAACTTGGGACTGCTTGCCGCTGTACAGTTCGATGGCCTTGCTGTTGGCAAGCATCAGATGGAACGGCTGGGCCGCAAGTCAGAGCGTGAAGATTTTAGAACGTGCATTCAATTAGCGATCGAGAATGAAGGCAAAAGCATTGAGACAATGCAGACCCGCCGTAAGCATTGGTCAAAATTTTTTACCTATGCCACCGGCAAAGGTTGGGTTGATGCCAATCCGATTGCCGATATCAAGCTGCCAAAGCCGAGCAAGAGAGATGAACGCGCTCCAAAGGTGCAGCCGGGGTTTATTGCCTGGCTACAAACGGACGCGCTTGATGCCTATGGCAAGGCGTATAAGGACGCGGCTGAAAGCAAGTTCAAGCATGGGCAGCGCAACCATTTGACAATCAGTCCTCAAAAGCTGGAGGTGATGATACTGTTGTCGATCACCACTGGCCTGCGTCAAGGCGAGTTGCGTGCGCTGCGCCGCTGTGACTATTCGGCAAACAGACAAATTATTTACATTCGAGGCGGCATTGACCACGGCACCCAAAATATTGGCGATGCAAAAACTCAAGAGGGGCAAGACCGTGAAATCGAGGTGCCGTCATTAGTCTGCAAAATGCTTGATGACTTGCTGGCAAAAAGCAGATTCCAAGCGCATGATGACTTGGTGTTTCCGTCAACCACTGGCACCCCATTACGCAAAAATGACTTTAGCCAGGCCGTCAAGCCAATGCGTGCGGTTTGTCCCTTCAAAGATGAGGAAACCGGCAAGCCTCTGCATTTTCTTTGGGCCGATATGCGCCACGCTTTTGCCAGTAATATGATCAATCAGCTAGGCCCAAACTGGATTGAGGTATCGGAATCAATGGGCCATACAAATCCAGAGTTCACAAAGCGGCGGTATGGCCACTACATCGAGGATGAAGAAAAAAGCCAGCGCAAACGTGAAGCGGCTGGCGCGGTATTGGTCAAAAGAAAAGGGCGCTAATGCGCCCCTTTCACCTTCCTCCATATTTGCTGTAGCCAATTAGTTTCTGGCGGTTTGGCTACTTGCTTGACAGCCGCCTTCTGTTTTTCAGCCCACATTTTACGCATTGCGATGCTGTGTGCCTCGCGCCGTTCAGGCGTCCAGCTTGTTGCTCTCCGATCCAATATCGCCTCCCATTTTTGCGATTTCACCACGCGGGATGAAAAAACGTGATCCATCCTGTATTGCTTTGATTTGGCCATTACTAATCCAGCGCCTGACACGCTTGCGGCTTGCCTCGCTGTAACCCTCGGCAAACAGCGCATCACACGCCTCTTTGACCGTGTACAGAGCCTGCCTAGCCATTTTTAGCTGCCTCATAGCCTGCCGGTGGTGGCGGGGCGTCAGGCACGCTTGTGTGCGGTGGTGGGGCAGGGGCATGGCCTGGTGGCGGCGGTGGTGGTGGTGCCGCTGGTGCTTGTGGTGCCGCTGGCGGTCCAGTATCCAGCCACAGTCTGCTTTTGCAGACGTCCATATACTCATTGCCTATCTTGACTTGCATTTGCACGCCGGGCTGACGCTTCCAGCCATTTTGTTTGTCAGCTGCTGCTGCTCTGTAATAGGTATCCAGCCTTGAACGCAGATCAGGGTCATCAATGTTAAACCACAGTCCAATATGCAATTCATCAGTGATTTCTACGCCGCGTTGCAGCCGTGGCTTGCCGCCTTTATAATCAGGTCTTGCCATTTGATATGTCCTTTTCCTGTTGTTTCCAAAATGCGTAAAATCGTTCCCAATCCTTTGGATTTGCCTTGCTCATTTCTGTAAGCATTGGGTTTATCTCGCCTATCCAGGCGTTCAACGCAGTCAGCGATGTAATTTGCTGAATTTTCGTTTCCAAGGCATCGAGGTCATATGACAATTCGTCACCAGTGTCTTGTGACACTGCGTTAGGCAATTCCAATTCGATAGTTGCCTTAAAATCTGGGTCATCTACTTCCCCGGTTTGAATGAGAAACAACCCCCGCAGATATTGCTTTAACGCATAACTTTGTGCGCTGCCGCTAGTTTGTGCGCCTGTGATTGGCAAGGACACAAAAGTTTTTACAGGGGCTGTTTCTTCACCAGATTCATGCGCCATGTGTATTTCATATTCATAGGTGGCCCATTGCTTGTTATTGTTCCCAGCAAAAGGCGCATAAGACACTGTGTTGATTTGCGGGTGCAGCCCATGATTTGCACACGGCACTCTGCACCCGCCCAAGAACCCATCAATTGATGCGAAATTATAACCGCCATGTGAGTTTTTATCTGCCTTGGCCACGCCTGCAATTTCACCCATTGCCTTAGCAATGGCAGCGTTCACCTTTGCGCGTTGTGCTAATTCACTCATTATCACCCTCAACCGTGCGTGTTTCAAAAAGCCCCTTATGGGCCGGGTTTTCCTTCATCCAGAGCCGTGCGTAATAGGCTTTATGATGGTCATTGATTTTCAGCGTGCCGCCGTCTGGCCTGGCATCAACCAGTTCGATGCTTGTCTCCCAGCGGATGCGCTCCATAATCAGGGCAGCGCCTACACGCTTGTGGCCCCGTGCCAGCGCCTCGCGTGTGAATTTGTCCCACAGTTTGTAGACAATTGGATTTGCCTGGTGGAAGGCCAGAAACCGCGCCTCTCGCTGGTTCCTGGGTGCCTGAAGCGCCTCAAATAAGGTTGCCTGCACCATCACTACATTCCTGGTGTCAGAGCAAAGGCAAAGGTCAGTGTCCACCAAACGGACAGCACGACAGCATAGCCCATGACCAGATAACCCACACAGCGGATCACTGCCCAAGTCATGCGAAATCGGCGCTTGGTGGCGTGGCTGGCCTGATCTATATGCAGTTGCAAATATTTGTTCATTTGAACCCCCACAGTTTTTTTGCTTCATCGACAACGGATGGGCGCATATCCCACGCCCACATATGGCCAAAATCTGGCTCAACTAAGCGCAGCATTTCGTCCACAGAATTTGTGCTTTTCAATAAATTTTCGCGGATCGCGCACTTGGCAACGATATGGTTCACCGCTGCTTGCAGCGCATCTTGAGATAGCTGTTCACAGTTATCCTCATTGAACACGCGGTAGTCTTTTGCGTTAGCATATACGATGGTCTGCATCAGCCCGGTGCCAAACCAGTAACCGGCCACCTGACATATGTGCGGCCATGTGGGCTTGTTGGGCAGGCTAGCAGACCGCTTGCCAGACTTGGTGTCGGCAGCGGTTGACCATTTGGTTTTAAGTTCAATGCGGCGTGAGAAGTCTGGAAAGCCAGAATACGGCAATTCTAGCCCCGGCAGATTGGCGAATATCTCGCTCTCGCCTTCAATGCGGTTGAGGCCATAGATCGCGTGAGCTTCTCTTACGCCTGTGACGGCGTTAGTCAGAACATCAGCAAACTCGCCTCTGTTGACGGCCAGCTTCCGCTCATCTTTCCCGTCATCCCATGTGCGCGGCTCATATTCATCGAGGCGGCTCATGCCCTGCCTGATGGCTGCGTCCAGCGTGTGGTCATCTATCAAAACAAGATTAGCGCAGTCCTGAACAACGCGGCCTGCCAGCATATTGGCATTATCATCGCGGTACAGATCAATGGTGGCCCCGGCAGCTTGCTTATCGCCTACCGTGTCACCCTTGATGACCATCCAGGCACTGTTGACCTTTGGCCTGATTACGCACTTCTCAAACAGCGTGCGGCACACCGGGCGTGACGCTGGATTGCTGTGATGATGGTAGTGCTTACTCGCGGCCCAACTGGTATTCGGTGGTAAGGACATAAAAAAACCCCGATAGAAATCACTCTATCAAGGTTCTAATAACCATATCATTTAGTGTCAAGCTACATATTATAAAATATTATACTAACTTAACATCCCCCCCCTGTGCCTTGGTGCCAACAACCTCAAGCAGCTTCGGTGTTGGGCGCTCAACGATCTTTATTCCGCGCAGATTAGGGCGCTCTATAAACATCAATGATGGTGCGGCCCACTCTAATTGGAGATTTGTAAAGGTTCCAAAATTTATTGATTCTATTGTGAAGTTGCTTTTGCCAGCCTGATACAGAATCCCATAGAGCAACTCGCCGTCTTTTGTCATGGCATAGCTAAAATAGCCGAAACAATCTTTAGATATTGTTTTTGTACGCAATGGCTCTGCATCAACGATCTGGATCGCGCCAGCTAACATCATATTGTTTTCTGGCAACTCAATTGTGTGGTCCCAATAGACAGCCATCACCTCATCTTTGTAATAATCATGCAGATAAACAGACTTGTTCTTGAACCGTTTTGTACGCTCACCCTGCCATTCATGGGCAATGGTCAAGCGTGGCCTTTTGCCATTGTCACTGGTCGGTATCTTGGAATCAGGACCGTGGTCCAGAAAATATTGATCAGTAGCCTCTGTCCACGGCATGACCGCTGCCAGCAACGGCACTGGTGGGTTTTGGTACATAATATCCCAAGGATTGCAGCCAAGAATCTCAGCATAATCTTGCGCGTCATACTCATTTAGCGGCGTTTTGCCGTTACATTGACGGCTGATAGATTCAGGCGTAATGCCTTTTTGCGCGGCTACATCGCGCAATGTCCGGTCGGCTGCCTTGATCATGTTTTTCAGGTTATTCATATGTGTCATGTTATCACCGTGTCACAAAGTGTCATAGCCATGTTCTTGTGATAAGCCCACTTGACCTAAAGTGTCAAGTGGCATATTACAACTTATTATGACATTGAATGATTTTAGAGTGGCCCAAGGGTGGTCATTTGGCGAATTGGCCAGGCAGACAGGCGCGGCCCATGCAACCGTTGCACGGCGCTGGTGCCTGCCGCCAGAGGACCAGGAGCGCAAGATTCCAGCCGCCCGGTTTATGCAGATAATAGTGACCATCAGTGACGGCGCTGTGATGCCAAATGATTTTTATTGCGATGACAGAGGATGAACTACAGGCATATGTGGTTCACTGGCTGCAAGTAGCGCTGCCGCTGGGGTCTGTGTTTCATCACTCGCCCAATGAAGGCAAGCGCCACGTTGCCTACAAAATTAGATTAAAAAAGTTGGGCATGGCGTCAGGATGGCCTGACCTGGAACTATTTATTCCAGCGCACGGCTGGCACGACAAGGCTGATCGTGGGCCGATAATGATCGAGTTGAAGCGCCCGAAAGGCGGCAGCTTGTCAGCAAATCAAAAGGACATACAAGAGCGCCTGAAATGTTGTGGCGTCTACTGCGTCACAGCAAAGCGCCTGGGCCATGTTGAGGCGTATTTGAAGCCGCTGCTCAAGCTGCGCGGCACCACGCAGGCCGACATCATCAGACAAATGTGTGAGGCAGAGGGTGGCTGACGGTTGCGGTTTCAAAAACAGCTACACGCGCTGCAAGGCTGGCTGGATTTACGAGCCAGACGGCTATGGCTGCGTGCAGTCAGCTTTGTGTCCTGTTTGTGATGGGGAAGGGGTGTTGCCATGCCAAAAGACTTTGAACGCTCAGATAGGTTCGGACACCGCTGGCACAGCCCAAAAGAGGACAGGCACTGCCTTAAATGCAGACGGCATTTCAAGTCTTGGGGCAAGCAGAACCGCATATGTGAGGACTGCAAAAAGACTGACACTTTCACCAGCAGTGCCATCAGCGGCGAATACCGGGTGATTGATAAATGAGCCGCCAGGCAGCGTTGATAGAGGCTGACAGGGAGATCAGCCGCCTGATCGGGCTTGGTTGCGGCCTGTTCTACATAGCAGAGGCGTATGGCGTGCCACCACGCCGCCTGGGCAACGATATGCAGTTGGCACTCGATCACAATTACCAGGCGCTGCCAGTGCATCTCAAGGGCAGTCCGGGCGTGCTGACGCTGGATTATCTGCGCCATGCACTTGCATACAAAATCATGGGGATCTGGGTCAATGAGGCAGAAAAGACGGGGCGTGACACCAAGCGGCAAATCAGAGCCGTGCGGCGTGTGCGGCAAAGAACACAAGATCAGCCAAGGGAGCTGGATTATGACAGGGAGCAAGCTGTTGCTGTGCGCTAACGATTCATGCTGGCGCGAGGCCGCCCGGCGTGAAATGCAGCAGGCGAAAAGCGAGGGTAACCCTATGAGAGTGTAGCGATTAGTGCAGCACGTTTGCAGCACTCAAGCAGCAAGGGCAAAACCAATTAAAAGTTTAAAGAGAAAAAGCGTGAAACTTTAGCCACACGGGAAGGGTAACAATGATTTTACAAGGGCCGAAAAATCCGTCAAGTGAAAAATTGCAACGTGAACAAATACAACAGCTTATAAGCAAGACGGTAAAACACACAAATTACAACTATCGGTGTGTCGTGGACAAAAGACGCAAAGATAGGTGGGCTGCCAGGCAAGACAAAGTGTGGGCCAGACTGCGTGATGAATGGTCTGTAGAGGCGTTCAAAGAGGCCAGGACTAGGTATTGGCAGATGAACCAGTTTCAGCAACGTCATTTCATTGAACAGCAAGAGCTTGCCCATGACAGACGTTAACAGCCTACATAGCCTGTTTTTGGAAGCAGCCGAAACAGATCGCCGCCTGCCGCCGGCCATTCGAAAGCAGAAAATGGCGGCTTGGCCAGACGTTATCAATGACTGGCATGGATATGGCTGGACACAGATTGGTGAGACTGTGTTGCGGCCTACGTCAAAGCAGATCAGCAACTATGACAGGGCATTGGAGTTGACGGTCTCGATGCCAGAGGCAGATCGTAAGCTGGTCTGGGCAGTAGCGCACAGCGCAGCGTTCAAAGCCCGTGGAGCGCCCTGGACACGCTTGGCCAGGCTGTTGCAACTAGGAACTGATGGCAGGGTCGTCAAACGCAGATACATGGATGCGCTGGTAAGGTTGCACTATGACATGAAAACGCAACCTGATTAATTTTTTACGTTAAGCCTGTTGCAAACTGCATGAAATCTGATACGGTTGCACTAATCTGGGCGCAACCAGCGCAACCAAAGTGTAACCACCGGGAAATTCTATGAGGAAGTTTCAGCCATCACTAGTTGATTGGGATGAGATTGCTGCGCGTTTGATGAGGGGTGAACCTACATCGAGGGTGGCCCAAGACTATGAGATCAGTAGGCAGGCTATAGCAAAGCGTGCCAAGCGCGAGGGCTGGCTCGATAGCCAGGCCAAAATGCAGACAGCCCTCAAGAACGCAGAGCATCTAACAGGCATGGAACTGGCAGTGCGAAGGCAGCCGGTTGCAGTGCAACCAGTGCAACCTGAAAATGTGCAACCAGTTGCAGAGGTGCAACCTAGTGCAACCAAGCGTGCAACCACTAAGCGTGGCGTGCAGAAGTTTAACAAGGATACGCCAGAGGTACGCAACGCAATCATAGAACTGCTCAGGGAAGGCGTGCCTAAGACGCACGCAGCGCAGGCAAGTGGTGTGTCGGTGGATGCTTTCAACGCATGGGTGAGCAGAGATGCAGACTTTGCTGGATTGGTACGCGCAGCAGAAAGCGCTGCGGTCAGTCTCAGGGTGCAGCGGATCGGAAAAGCCGGTCAAAAAGACTGGCGTGCCGATAGCTGGTACCTAGAACGCACACAGAGGGCCACGTTTGGCTCTGACGCTGGCAAAGGTGGTGGAGTAGCCGTGCAGATCAACATCGTGCGTGGTGACGAGCCAGAGGTCGTGAACGTCACGCCTGGCAGCTAAACTGGGACAAAGCTGGGACAAGCATTACAAGGTCTGGCGAAAAGCGTTAGTGGCTATGGATCACAGCGTTGTGCGTTACCGCCTTGAAGAGGCGGCATTGGATTCTGACCGCCCCCGGCTATGACCCCCAGCCCCGGCCTCGGCGCGAAGGCGAAGGCGTTATACAAACCCCCGCGTGCGTAACAAATATCAGCTTCTCAGGTTGCAGTTCACAGGAGTTCAGGTTGCACCCCGGTCCACGCATTATCGACATAGCGCCATTTGATGGCACCGACAGGCGCGAGTTCATAGACGGCTCTGGCGCAGATATGCTCTCCAGAGACAAGCGCTACTGCACACAGCAGAACATTGATGAGATCGTTTCTCTGTGCGGTGAGATGCCCTTACAGAGCGTGTGGGTGAACTATCTGAATCGTTTCGCCCATCTTGGGTTTACTGATGAGCATTACTGCCTGATGCGTGCTGTTGGCTGGGTCTGGCGTAAAGACAACATCAGTGAATACCGCAAGATGATGAAATACCGGCCTCACTGGGATGAGTGGAGTCCACCAAGGGTTGTTCGTGAGCCTTCTTTCAAGAATAGCGAGGCTGCGTTGCGCTTTATGGAGCAGCATTTCGGCAGGGCGGCAGAGTAGTGGCAGAACGGCCTCAAGGATTTGCGCGGCGCATGATGGCGCAGAAGCTGATGACTGACGCACGCAATACGCCTGGCAGTGATAGTCCGTTCTTTGCTGGCCGTATCAGGCCGTCTATGGCTGACATAGAGCAGCCCACGCGCTTCAGCGACATGGCCATGCCTGCGTATACGACTGGCGCGACTGCCAGCCTGTTTGCCCCTGGTGCTGGCGTTGCAGATATCTTTGGCGGTGCGCCTGATCCTATGCAGCCGGGTCAGATGCTGCCCAGCTTTGGCGAGAACATTGGCCAGGGCAACTACCTCGATGCTGGCTTACAGACGCTTGGCGCTGCCGGCGATGTTGCATTAGCTGCTGGTGCGTTGTTCCCGCCTGCCTTGCCTGGTGCGATGGCTGTTGGGACTGCGTTAAAGGCTCCCAGGGCCGCTAGGGTTGCCGGTGCTGTCGATGAGGCCAACACGCTGGTAGATGATTTGCCTACGTTGCGGTTTGACGGCACAGATGAATTGAACCTGGAAGGCAAAAAGATTTTTCCGATTGTGGCTGATTTGACAGCAGCAGGCGGTAGGTTTGAGGGCATTGACAGCAGTAAGCTGGACGCGCCTGAACTGTTGCAGGGTGGCCCGGAGTTTCCAAACTTGAAAGGCAGCAGAGATGCTGGGGTTGTCTGGGCCGTGCAAGGCAAGGGCGTAGGCACAAAGAAATTATCAAAAGAGGCTGATTATGGCCTTGTGGTTGCCATGAATCCTGACAGCCACAGATCGAATGCCACTTTTGTGAATTCAATTGTAGGCAACACATTGGCCTATGTGCGTGACGGCAGAATTAATCCAGAGAATTTGGAGCAATTGAACGCTTTTGTGCGAACTGGCACAGATCAAAAACAACTGCAAAAATTAAAAAATTGGCCAGGCTTTGAAAGCCCCCAGGCGGCAGAGTTTGTTAAAAGCCTAAATTTTGAAGAACGCAAGCGCATTGCAGACGTTGTCGGCAGTTCTCGCGGCCAGGCACTGGGTGCGCCAAACATAGACAAAATCATCAGAGCAACGGGCGATCCTGCTTTATTGGGCTTGAACAGCCGCGATGCAATAATGTTGGTTGAGTTGGATAAAGATGCTGATTTGATCAGGCTAGGCACGCAAGGATCTCTTGAACATAATTCTTATGACTTTGGAATAAGGGGCAAGCCAGTTGCGCGTATACCGGCAATCAGTGCTAAAAATATGTTTCCTGATTTCTTTGCCCAGGCAGAGGCCGAAGGCAAACAAAACGTGCGCCGGGCGTTTGATTTAGCGTTGCCTGTTGAGGAATTGAACGCAGAAAAAATTAAAAACATCAGGAATTTGGCGACCCAGTCTATCGAAAGCCCAAAACAGGCAGCTTTGACGGCTGATTTGCTGACTGGAAATTGGAAATCGTCCAAAGTAGCCAAAAACAAAGGTGGTGTCAGCCCGACTGATTTTGTGCAGAACCTCAAAAGCAGCGATGCGTCATCCACATTGACGATGATGGAACTGCCAGAGGTGCAGAAAAAAATACGGGGCGGTAAATTTGACTTATACCAACTTGGTGACGGTGAGGTTTTTTTTGGACTAGAAAAAGGCTACAATTATGATGATGTTTACGGACTAAGTGACAATCCGACCTTTGTTAAAGCACCTGACGGCCCTGAACTTACTGGCGATGAAATCGCATTAGTAAGCGTAATAAATAATGAAATTGGTGCGAAAGGTGTGGGCAAGGCGACAGTTCTTAAAGCAATCGAAGAAGGCGCAACGGCCCTAGATGCTTTCGCTGTACCATCAGCGAAATATTCCGATGGATTTTTACCAAGATTCTATGCTAGTTTTGGGTTTAAAGAGGTGGGTCGGATCGATTTCGACCCGTCTTTCTACAGCAAACAAGAAATTGCTGATTTAGAGGATTATTGGCGGTCAACTGGCTGGGACGAGTCCCAAGGGTTTCCAAAGATTGCCATTATGAAATGGGTAGGGGACGATGGACTTAGAGCCAACGCAACTAAACGATTTGTCGAAGAAGGTCGCTTCAACACTGGGGCCGGGGTTACTGGATTATTCCCCGCAGCAGAAAGTGCTATTCGAACAGGAGATGGGTCACGTTCTGCGGTTGCACAACGGCAACGTGCAGGCGGTGACGCCGGACGAAATATTGGGGGTTCAGGAACTAGTCCTAGACCACTTACTCCCGACAAACTTGCAGCAGTTGCAAGAGAACTCTTAACGCTACCTGACACAGCAGTACAAAACCTTGGCATCGACCCATCCCGGCTGACGCAAGTCCGGGATGACCTGGGCATCTTTAGATAATGGCCCAGAAAACAATAGTGCTGGATTATGAGCCGCAGCCTAAACAGGCGCTGCTGCACAAATGCCATGCCAAGCAAATATTGTTCGGCGGCGCGGCTGGCGGTGGCA